GTATGCAATATAAATGATTTGAGAATCATATAACACTCTTTCTTTTGTTGGATCATCTTTAAACTGAACCCATACTTTTTTACCATCGTCTTTATTGTAACCTGGCATTAGAGTAACTGGATCAATTTCTTTAAAACCTATAATCTCCTTTTGGTCTGGGGAATAAATTATCTCAAATGATAAGTAACCATCTACTAAGAACTTTCTAAAAAAGTACCAAGCTGATTGTTCACCATTAAATCCAAAGTAGTGATAGATTTGTCTAAAGTATTTGTTAAGGTCTTTTTGTACATCATCTGATACATCAAGTCCTGCTATATCTGGTTGAGCAAAGAAGTTTTTATCATCATATACTATTGCTTCATCACAAAGTATATCTAGTATATCTTCAATTTCATCATTCTGTGCAAACCTTCTAAGTTCGTCTCTTTTTCCTGGGTAATCAGTATCAAAGAACGGTACGTTCTTTTTCATGTTTATATCTCCCATGGATAGTGCAGCAAATGCACCATAAATATCATCGTTGTCTAATCCGAACGGGTTCATCTCTTTGTAACCGAACTGATCTTCCATTGGACCAATTGCTTGAGATTGTCTTAGCACCATGTCATCATAGCGCATACCAAAAGAACTTAGCGTTTTCAAAGCATTTGAAAGGCTAAATGGTCTTGTGTTTGAACTAAGTGGTCCGTTTCGTTTGTCAGTAAATCCTGCCATAATATAGTATTATTTCTGTTTTATATATCTCATTTATTTAGATGGTTTCTGAAGGCTGCCCTTATCTGTCCAACTGATGAGCCATTGAGCTCTAAAAAGTCACACAGGGCTATTCTTGCCCAGTTTTCGTATGACACTACAACTTGCTGAGATTTACGAGTTGTGGCATACTGTCTAATTGCAAAATCAAAGCCATATCTCTTTAGGAATGTTTTAGCTCCTTGGTATGATAATGATAATGGTCCTTGTGCTCTAGCGTTCTCCATTTTTGAACCTCTATTCTGTCCTTGTATATAGCCTTTATATTGCTCATAGATGAAATCTAAGAGGTCTTGCTTTACAGGGACTGGTAACATATTAAGATTAATACCCATGTCATTACCTGTATCTGAGCGGTTCAGTGCCAATACTACTGGATTGCTATCCCACCATTCTGCGGCAATTGGGTTTTCATATCTGAACACATATATCTTACCTTGTTGGAATGGACCTGCTGATCTAGCTACTGCTTTTTCTCTAACAGCCTTTTTAGAAGTGTTAAACCAATCTTCTGCTGCAGTGATTGCTTTTGCCATGCCGCCAGCTTCTTTAGATAATTCTCCTATTTGTTTTTTAACTTGTCCCATTATTTAAGTGTCTTTTCAGTTAAGACTATAAATCGCCAACCTCGGTTTTCACACCAAGCATTTGCATAAGCATATTTATCACGATTTTTAATATAGGCTTCGGCTAAGAATTTATAGGAATTAAGTGCCTTCTTAGATTTAGTCTTAGGCGGGAGTGGTTTTTTAATCTGTGCCTCTGGTTTAATTTCAACCAGCCATTCCACCGGACCTTCATCATTTTCACCTGCAGTTTTCATATAGAAGTCTGGATAGTACTTATGTTCTTTACCATCTTTTGACCATTTATACTTAATAGTTACAGGTTCACTTGACCATTTTAATACGCTTTCTTTATTATCACACATAATACAGAACTTTCTTTCCCATGAGGAACGATAAATGATCGGCGTTGGACCGATATACTTATCTGGATTTAATGGGTTGTAATACCCTTGTACAAATCCTGAGTTGCCACTAGGTTTTAAGTTCTTTATTGACATTAAATATTAAACATTCCAGATTCGCCATCACCACCTTTAGTGTTGATACGATCCATTGACATTGTATTTTTATATTTAGTAGGGTGGATTTTATTCCAGCCTTTAGCGTAACCTCTTTTTGCAATCTCCGTAAAGTATGCAAATGCGTTAGTATATTTAGGGTTGAAGTTTCTCCAGTACTTAAGAAGGTCTAATATTGCAAATTGCATACAGTCGTTCTTATCGTCTATATTTAGATAAACTAGTTTTCTAATTGCTCTTTCTGCGATTAGTATCAACATCTTCTCAGCGTCCTTTGTTAGCTTATCATCTTCTAAAGACTGTACAATCTGATTGTATAGGTCTTTGTTATTTAAGTAATTCTTTTTTCTTGGCACAGTGTGTGTTTAATTAGATTACTAGTTATACTAAAAAAAGCCCATTTGTTTCGAATGGGCTTTTTCTTAATAGATCGTGATGTGTATTAAGTAGTATCTTCTTAAGAAGGAACTTCAATTTTGTACTTTTCTATTCTGTATGGTTTGCTATCAACAAATACAGTTAGAATATCGTTCTTACCAGCTTGTGTATATTCTACAGCATCCACTTTAATTGAAGAGGCTTCTTCAAGTCCCTCAACATCTGTTTTTAATGTAGCATCAATATAACCATCTTCGATAGTTAATACATCTTCTTCTAGGGCTTCTATTACTTGATTTACTTTAGTAATTTCAGATCCTATTAATTTATCAGCAGCTTTAATGTCCGGAAGGTTTCTATCAGCTTCTGCTAATCTACCTTTTTGGTCATATAAGAACGATAACATTTCTTTGTAAAGTGCTTTAGTTTCTGCTTTCTTAGATTCTAATATTGCATTAGACTCTAAAAGATCTTCGAACTGCTCAGTAATATCTGCTCCAGTTTGTTCTTTTACATATTCTATTGCTGCATTACTTAGCATTTTTTCAAAGCTAGCTAATTTAGTAGATTCGTTTGCTCTGAATACAAATGCATTTTTTTCAGCTCTCATTGTTACAACAGTAACATCACCTTTCTTAGATTCTGTAATAAAATCTAATACTTTATATGAGTTATAGTTTTCACATGCTAATTGAAATGCTTCGATTAATTTTTTATCTGCATATTTAATATATGCTGATGCAAAGAATACTTCAGATAGTTTATCTTCAGAACCAATTGGCATTTCGATATTACCTGCTTTATATACGTTCTCATTTACATCGTATGAGAATCTTACTGTTAAGCTACTAGCTTTCGCTTCGTTTATTGCAGCTTTAGTAGTTTTAATTTCCTTATTAGCTTCTGTTAAAGCTCCGGATTTTTCACCTGTACCATAAGAAGTTCTAAGTTCTTTTGCAGTTTTTTCTAAGAATGATAACTTTTCAGTTAAAGCTAAATAGCTATCAAAGTTTTCTACTGAACCTTCTTGTATTTTAGTTACTGGTGATTTAGCATTGTAATCATAGTAAAAAGAGATACCAGATTCGTTAATATCGAATATTTTCCCTGCTGCTACTAAAGTTCTAAATGTCTCATTAGTTTCAGCTACAGTTTCGATATGACTTCCTGTGATTTTGAAATCTCCACCTGCGGCATGGAAAATATATCCTTGCCCTTCTTCTAAGATAGGTGACTTAATTCCTTTGTTAAATGTATTTGTCATTTTGAAATTTTTATGTTTTCTTATTGTATATATCTATCAAATTATTAGTCTATTTTATCTCCGAACGGTGTCTGCTTTGCTTTTACCTCGTAATTGTCTCCAAGTAGCGCACTATCTGGAGTTCCCATACCAGGTACGGTTAGATTACTATTACCAATACCGAACATTCTATTAGATTGTTTTCTACGTCTAGTAAGTCGTTTAATTTGAGATTCTGTTGTTAATTGATTACCTAATGTTTCTGAAATAACTGAGTCGGTTACATCTACCCCAACTTCTGTTTTAATCCATTGTTCTCCATTAGCTTCCCATTTAGCTGGCTCATAAGTATCGTAATATACTTGTGGATGTACTGTAGGATCTAAGAATCCATTAGGATCTACATAGTCTCCAACAATAGCATTAGCATAGGCAGTTCTAGTGAATTTTCTATAAACATCTTCTTCAAAGTCAAATGATGGTATAAATGCATTAATCTCTAATGAGAAACTAACTTTATGGTTTTGTTTATCATCAAATGAATATTCAACAGGTCTATCTTGTGTATAATCATCTGGCATCATATACTCAGATGTAATTCTGTAAGTTCCCTCTTCTAAATGTCCAGCATCTACATGGTAGAAATTAGCCTTGTACATTTTCTTTACAATAGATTCAGTAACTTTAAATAGGTCTAATTGACTTGATACTAATATTTCAACATCAACTCCTATTATACATGGGATCATTTCGAATTCAGCGACATAACCTTCCATTAAGCCATCTTCGTTCATCATCATATAATGACCCATGTTTCTTTTATTAACTAGCTTTGATGGATCTACTGCGAATGAAGTTAGGTTTACAATACCTCTTGGTACTTTATCGTAATTACCATCTGCAAAATCTCCATTAGGATCACATGACTCTCCATTGACGCTAGAGAATAAGAAGCTATCTTTCATAAAGTTTTCATCTCCAGATACTGCATAAAAGAAAGGTACATCTATTTCTGCCCTTTCATCATTACTAATCTGTCTATAAAAGCTTAATTTATCATTAAGGTCTGCTAATAGACCAACAATGACATGTCTGATAACTGAATCGTCTTTATTAAATTTTAAATTGTATGTAGCCATATATTATATATCATCTTTTCTGATCAAACAAAAATGGCCAATATTTCTATTGGCCATCCTTAGTTAATTAAATTAAATTAGAGTAGATTATTCTCCTCCGCCTTCTTCACCTGTTGGCTTTTCAATAAGTCTTTCGGTTGTTGCATCTGTTGCTTCTGGCGCTTGTGTTGTTGCAGATGTTGCAAAGGTTGGTTCTTCTCCTTCATCTCTTGGACCTTCTCCATCTACAACAGTGGTTGCTTGTGTTGCTTCTGTTGCTTCTGGTGCTTGTGTTGTTGCAGGAGTTGGGCTTTCACCTTGTGCGACATAGTTTGTCCATGCGGATTCTGCTACATTATTAAAATAGTTAGCTGCTTCAGTAGTACTAGTAAAATTTTCATTAGGAACTAAATCTTGAGATACTCCTAAAAAATCTGCATCAGAACATCCTATGAAAGATATTTTTCTACCTGCACCATTGTATTGATAATTTACTACTGCGTCTCCTGGCTCATATCCTGCAGTATCAATAGTACCTTCGGTAGTAAGATCGCCTGAAGAATCATCGTTTATTGCAGGTTTAGTATAAGCAATAATATTTTCGAACCTTTCTTCGTCTGGTCCCATATTCCATTGAACTCCTTCTGTAGAAGGTGTTCCTCCGTTAAATCCCGGTGCTGCTGCTGAATCTTGTACTAACAATATACCATGATCGGTATATCCTGTTAGGTTTAATGCTGAAGCGTCGTTTTTAACTCCAAATTGTCTTGCTGATATTGGCATAATATTATTTGTATATTTTTAATTCTTTTATTATATATCCTAGTTAATCTATGTTTTCGATAGTAAACTTAGAAAAGCCATTCTCTCTATATATTTGTATCTTCTTATCAAATATCTCATGTGGTAATACCGAGTGATTAATTACAAATGTATTTATTTCATGTTCTTTAATTACTTGATTTAAAATCTTTAATATATTGTAAACGCCATCATGATCTACTGAAGATAATAACTCATCCAAGAACAAAAGGTTTAGTTGTGGGAATCTTAACTTTAAGATCTTAATGATTGCGATAATAACAATAAAGTCTGCTTTCTTACGCTCACCTGTTGAAAGTGTCATTGGATTAATATCTTCACCTAGGTGATTAATAATACAATTAAACTTCTCATCAAATCTAATATGGAATTGCAAGTGCATCGTTTGAGTCATTGCAGCTATATTAGTATTAAGTCCTGGTAGGATAGTTTTAACTGCTAAATTCTTTACTCCATCTTCACCTAGTATATTTTCTACAATTTCCATAAAATTATAGTCTGCATTTAAGGTATCTTTACTTGTAGATTTAGCAGCCTCTTTTTCTTCAAATTCTGTAATAAGATTTCTTAAGTGGTCAAAGTCTGAACCTTCTGGAGTATCTTTTAATTTAACGAGTTCTCCTTTAAGTCCTCGCATTGTTACTTTGTTATCTGAGATCTGACCCTCTAGTTCTAGCTTAGTCTCTCTTGCTGTAATTACTTTTTCTTGTAATTCATCCATCTCAGCCTTAATTGATTTAATCTGATCTGTACTCGATTCTATCTTATCTGCAAATTCTACTTTCTGCGTTTTATGCCAATCTGAAGTTAACTTAGTTTCACATGTTGGACAATGCCCACTCTCATATAACTTTAACTTCTTATTTAGATAATCAATCTCTCTTTTAATATCTCCAGCTTCTGTACGCTTCTCGTTATATTGAGTATTGAAGGTATTCATTGCGCCTTCCTCTTTCTTACGATTAGATTCAATATCTAATACTACTTCGTGTAGAGCTACTAATTCATCTTTTAATTCTTGAATCTTAGATTTATTTACAGTCTTAGATTCTTCTAATAGTGTATTTAGTTTACCTCTAACAGATCCAATTGAATTCATTATCTCATTTAACTCAGCATCAAAAGCGTCAATATCAAATTTAATATCTCTACGTTCATCTTTGATTTGCCTTTGCATATCATTAAGAATAGAGAAGCCAAACATTCTATCAATAATTTGTTTCTTATCCGAATTAGACATGGTTAAGAAAGATTTAAAATCATTTACTGATAGAATAATTATATTTTTAAATACATGATATGGAATACCGAATACCTCTTCTTCTAAATAATCTTGTACAGACTTTTTACCTGCTTTATCAAATTCAACTCCATTAATTAATACAGAAAACTTATTAGGCATTAAGCCTCTTTCAATTTCAATCTTCATAGTACCACACATAAGACCAATCTTAACATGTAGTTCTTTATTAATTCTATTTGGTAGATCTGATAATTTTACACCTTCAACTTTACCATACAAAGCATAGATAATAGCATTAGCAATAGTAGTTTTACCATCACCGTTTTTACCTAGAGTTAAAAATAACTCAGAGGTATCTTCTTTAAATTCTATTCTCTGTTTTTGATTTCCGTAGGAAGCAAAATTCTTAAATTCAATATAGTCTATTCTCATTTATTGATCTGTGTCGTAGTTGTATGCTTGTTGAGTATACAATTGTTTTAACTTGCTCTTTAGTCTTATCGTTAAATCACCATCTTGTTTCATACTATCTACATACATATTACATAAATTAAGAATATTGTAATTTTTATACATTTCCTCAATTTCATTAATGTCATAAAAGTCTTTATCGATATATGAATCTTCTTCGTAAATATTTGGTTCTAACTTTCTAGAAATATTTTGAATTTCATTAACCAACTGGCTCAATGCATTGGTTGTAGCGATCTGCGATGGAACGAATAGATCTACAAAGTTATTTTCTATTTGCTTCTTAAATTGACCAAGAGGCATATCATATAGCGCTTTAATATTATACCTTAAGAACTTAGGTGAATCATGATTTTCATGGAAAGTCTCTTCCATTGTTTCTAGATCTACAATATCAAAACCTTTTGGATTATCTCTATCCGATCTAGTCAATTGATACGGAACTCCTACCATTAATAATTTACCACGTTCTTGTCTAAAGTGAATATGTCCTGAATAAACCCTCATGTATCTGTCATAGATATTAGAATCTGTTCCATGTTCATTTTTAACTTTAGCATTAAGGTAAATACCTCTAACTTCTGAGTGGCAATATACAATATCTGCTTGTGGATATTCTGCTAAGGTTTCAGTTTCATGAGCAGCATCTCTTCTCCATGGCATTAGTAAAATGTTTTTACCAGACCAGTTTAGTAACTCAGGCTCTTTGTAAACCTGCACATTAGGAATCCATTTTAAACTATCAATCGAAGATATGTCATTTGATTTCTTAGCCCAAATATCATGGTTACCACATATTACATAACATGGTAGAATCTGTCCTAGTCTTTCAAATAAATTTACTGCGTAACTTAGGACTTTAATATTAATAGATTGTCTATTATCAAAAGTATCTCCTACTTGTACTAAGACATCACCGGGTTTAACATCCCTCTTTAAGATAGGGATAAATGTATTTTCGAAAAAGTCTTTTTGAATATCCAGCCACTCGACTGAATTTGCTCTTACACCAAAGTGCAAGTCTCCAAGGATCCAAACTCTTTTGGCGCCTTGTTTAATTACCTTGGGTTCAATCATTTAAAATAATCTTTTAATGTTCTTCTTTTCTAAAATACCTGTTTTGTTATCTAGCTCTTGAATAAGATCTTCCTTATATACATTAGAAAGTGAGCTATAAAATTTTGCTGGTTTAATGTCGAAATATACACATAGTTCACTAAATAAATCTATGTTGGACCATTTAGGCCCTATCTCATCAATAATAAATCCATACACATCGTTAATGTCATTCTTTTTAAGTTTATTACATCTACCTAAATCATCAATCTCATTAAATACTTTAAACCTAGAAATAGTAATTAATTCATGGATCTTCCTAGCGATCATCTCAAAGTGTATTTTGTCTTCTTCTGGTTGTGTGTCTTTAATGCTAGGATCTAATTCAAAACTTATACTACCAAGTTCAAATTCTGGTGTGTCAAAACTATTATTAAAAATTTTATCATTTTTTGCCATATTGTTTTGTTTATTTTTTAAATACTGTGTATACTAGAGCTTGCGATGTCTTCAGTTTCGACCAATCTCATGTGATTAAAATCAATATTTAGTTTACATTTATTGCCTTTACCTTCACCATCCCTGATCTTAAGTACCTTTAACCAATACTCTTGGTTAGCACGCATTAAGTCATCTTGGATAATACCTAGCATTACGTCGGCTGTGTGTGAAAGACCTGCAGATTCTGCAACGTCACCCATTGAAATATCTGAAGAGTTATAGCCGTTTCTATTTATTTGTGTTGCAGTTACGATCAACCAGTCATTACGCATTCCCATAGCACGAAGGTCCTCTGCAATTTGCTTGATCTTCATGTATGTATTCTCCGTATTTTGGTTACGATAATTGGCTAAGATATTAATATAGTCAATTACTACTGCTCCAACTTTAATCTGTAATTCTTCTTCTATTTGATTTACATAAGCTTCAATATCTAGTACTGTAGCCTGTGATGTTGGAAATTGTTTTACGTATAAAGATCCTGGAGGTGTAAATCCATCTCCAACTGTTTCTAGTCTACGTTTTATATGATCTCTATTCTTTGCTTTCTCAGCATATTCATTAATATTAATATTAAGAAGATTAGAACCGATTCTTTTTACGAATTTATGGGCTGCCATCTCTGCAGTAATTACTACAGTGTTAGTTCCCATCTTCACGAAGTTCGCTGCATCGTTTGCTAAGTAAATAGACTTACCAATGTTTTGTTCTCCTGCATAAACTACTAGGTTACCGCCTTTATCATATCCACCTCCTAGCATTCTATCTAAGAAGTTATATCCAGTACTTATCTTTTCGTTTTCTTTCTGGTCATGTGAATCAAAATCAAAGAAGTCAAGACCTAGATCAGAATTAAATGTTAGGTTATTCCTATCATTGATTAAGCCTTTAACTTTTGTAACAATAGATTCTACATTTTCAGGAGTAACTTCTGTAGTTTTAATAAACTCAATAGTATCTGTTAAAGATGTATTAAAAGTTCTCCATTTAATCCAAGCCTCTGCTGTTCCTGTTAACCATTCTTCATCATACTTATCTAGATCTACATCGAAGATCATATCTAAGATGTTGTCACTAACTCGCTCTTTTGATTTAGGATGATTCTGGACTAAAAGCTTTAAGTTTTCTTTTGTTGGAGTCTCATTAAATTTACTATAGAATTTATTAGCTAAATAACTTAATGCATCAATTTCTTCTGATGTATAAAAGTTATACTTAATAGCTTGTAAATACTTAACTTTCTCTAATGAGAGTCTAAAGAATATTTTTTCAAAGTCTTGTCCGAACTGCATATTGTTTTTATTGTTCTATGGTTAATATACCTTTTTGTTTAGAATAAGGCTCCTTTTCCCATAGATTAATTGCTAAAGCTTGGCGAGTACCTTTAGTAACTGTTTTAACAGTGTGCACATGCTGCCCAGCCTGAAATATGATAAATCTATTAGCTTTTGCTTTAATTATCTCTGGTGGCTTGTTAGCACCGTCTGTGAATATGTGTAATTCTCCTCCTTCAAAGTTTTGTCCTGCTGGATAATATACACTTCCAATAACAGGAGTTACTATTTCTCCGGTCTTCTTATGCCATGCTTCATCTTTATCAAAATGAGGTTCTAAGAAATCGTTCCAACCATCTTTTTCTCCAGAAGGCAATTTAGCTTTCTGAATACCAGTCCAATATTCAAATCCATCAATAGAAAATGAACCTGAAATTGGGCAATGTTCTCCCCATGCATATTCAATTATCTTTTTAGCTGTATTAGTAGCTGGTGAATTCCACCAACCATCATACCATTTAAATACACCTGGTTC